AAAAGAGAATCCATCTTTTACTTGTGAGTTGCTAACTGGCGTTAAGCTATTTCCATTTCAGCATATGGCTATTAAGTCTATGATGCTTACTGATTATTTCTTAGGTATCTGGAGCCGTGGTCAAAGTAAGTCATTTACTACAGGTGTATTTGCCGCTCTAGATGCTGTTCTGCATCAAGGCGTGCATATCGGCATTATTTCCAAGTCGTTTCGACAAAGCCGAATGATCTTCAATAAAATCGAAGACATTATGAAGACTCCTAAAGCTTCTATGTTTGCAGAGGCTGTAACAAGAGTTTCTAAATCAAATGATCAGTGGGTAATGGAGATTGGGCGAAGCAAAATCACAGCGCTTCCTTTGGGTGACGGCGAAAAGCTTCGTGGTTTCCGTTTTCAACGAATGATTATTGATGAGTTCTTGCTTATGCCTGAGCGAATCTATAACGAAGTTATTGTTCCCTTCCTTTCTGTCGTGGAGAATCCCACAGAGCGACAAGAGATCTATAATTTAGAAAGTCAATTGATTGAGAAAGGGGAAATGAACGAAGAAGATAGAAAACAATGGCCAAACAATAAAATCATTGGGTTATCTTCTGCATCTTATAAGTTTGAATATTTATATAAATTATATCAACGCTACGAGAGCTTAATTTTAAATCCTGAAAAGTCAGATGTTGCTCATCGCGTTATTATGCATTTAAGTTATGACTGTGCGCCTACTCAATTATACGATCAGTCATTAATTCAGCAAGCGAAATCAACAATGAGTCAATCTCAGTTTGATCGAGAGTTTGGATCTTTATTTACTGATGATTCTAGCGGATATTTTAAGGTTAGTAAAATGGCAGCTTGCACAGTTATTGATGGAGAGGGTCAAGCGGTTGAAGTTGCAGGAGAACCTAGCGATGAATACTTGTTATCTTTTGACCCCTCTTGGTCTGAGAGTGAGAGTTCAGATGACTTTGCTATGCATGTCTTTAAACTTAATAAAGATACTAGAAAAGCTACTCTTGTACATAGCTATGCCATGCCTGGCACTGCATTGAAGGAACATATTTTTTACTTCCTTTATCTTTTGACTCATTTTAATATTGTATGCATTATTGGAGATTACAATGGTGGCGTACAATTTTTAAATGCAGCTAATGAGAGCGAAATGTTTAAAGAAGCTGGAGTTAAAATTAATTTATTCGATGCTGACTTTGACAATGTTCAAGATTATCAGACAGCCTTAAGAGATGCTCGAAATCAATACAATCTAGAAGAAAAAAAGATTTGTTACTTGCGTAAACCGACTTCTACTTGGATTCGTTCAGCGAATGAAATGCTACAATCTTCTATTGATCATAAAAGTATTTGGTTTGCATCTTCCGCAATTAATGATGATTATCAGCGTCAGCGTTCTAAGAAAATTCCTATTGATAAAATTAAATTCTCTCGTTTTATTGACGCGGACGAAAAAAATGCTGCTGCTAAAATGATTGATTTCATTGAGCATCAAAAAGATATGATTGATCTTACTAAAGCGCAATGCGCTTTGATTCAAATCTCTAGTACGGCCCAAGGTACACAATCGTTTGATTTGCCAGCAAATCTTCGCCGTCAATCTGGGCCAGATAAGGCTAGACGAGATTCTTACTCCGCTCTTGTCTTAGGTAATTGGATGGTGCAAACATACTTTGATATTATGAATCAAAATCAAGAAGAGACTATGACTACATTTGAGCCAATGTTCTTTTAAAGTACTTTAAAGTAACTTTAAAGTTGGATTTTAAAATTTGTTGTGTAATATAATCAAATGGCAAGATCATACAATAAAAAGTCCGATTATTGGACGAAATTCGAACGTCAATCTCAACCAAATGTTGTGATTCAAAATCAAGCTCAGTCTTTGTCTCAGCCTAATTTCGATCCTGCTCTTACTGGAGAACCCTTTTATACATCAGACGCTTCTTCCATGATGTTTGCGAAAGCTTCTCGCGATGGATTGACTAGATCAGAGTCTACAGGGTCTAGAGTGAATCGCGCTGCTTTAGCTCCTACATTTGATCGCTACAGTAGCATCCGCGCAGGTATGCTTCCGTATAGTTTTGCCAATGATGGAGTCTATGTAAGAGAAGCTATTGAGCTTTGTCAAAAAGCTTACGCTAATGTTCCTGTTTTTCGTAATGCAGTAGATTTAATGTCTGAATTCTCTAATGGAGATATTTATCTTGAGGGTGGAACAGAAAAATCAAAAGACTTTTTCTATCGCTGGATGCGCAAGATTAAAATGTGGAATTTAAAAGATCAATTCTTTCGCGAATACTATCGTGGAGGTAATATTTTCATTTACCGCACGGATGGTAAATTTGATTTGGAAGATTTTAAAAAGCTATCTACCATGTATGCCGCAGAGGGAGATGTTGGACAGAATACTATTCCAATCAAGTATATCTTACTTAATCCTTTTGATATTGTAGCTAAAAGAGCTACCACCTTTAGTGCAGTCGCTTACGAAAAAGTCCTTTCTGAGTATGATCTAGAAAGATTGCGTCATCCACAAAATCAAGACGATAAAGATTTGCTTAATTCTTTTTCGCCTGAAGTTCAGAAACAGATTGGAAACGGAAGTTTTGCTAAAAACGGTTTAAAAATTCTTATTGACCCTGCTCGCCTTCATTTTGCCTTTTATAAAAAACAAGATTATGAACCTTTCGCTATCCCTTTTGGCTTCCCTGTTCTTGAGGACATCAACGCCAAACTTGAACTCAAAAAAATGGATCAAGCCATTACAAGAACAGTTGAGAACGTCATTTTACTTATCACAATGGGCGCTCCCCCAGACAAAGGGGGAATCAACCATCACAATCTCAAAGCCATGCAGGACTTGTTCAGAAACGAGTCTGTTGGAAGAGTCCTTATCTCAGACTACACAACAAAAGCTGACTTTATTATTCCAGACCTTAACAAAGTACTTGGACCAGCAAAGTATGAAACATTAAACAAGGATATTGAGCAAGGCTTACAAAACATTTTCTTTGGTGACGATAAGTATGGCAATATCGCGACAAAGATTGATATGTTTGTTGATCGTTTGAAAGAAAGTCGTTTAGCTTTCATTAACGAATTCTTGCAACCAGAAATTAAGCGCATTTCTAAAGCTCTTGGTTTCCGCTCTTATCCAGAAGCTAGATTCAAAGAGATCGACTTTAAAGATAATACTCAGCTTTTGCGTGTTACTACTCGCCTTATGGAATTGGGCGTTATTACCCCGCAGCAAGGTCTTACTGTATTCAATACTGGAAGATTCCCTCAAGCAGATGAAATCTCCCCTGCTCAACAAGGTTTTGTTGATGATCGTGAAAAAGGATTTTATAATCCGCTGGTTGGCGGAGTGCCAGTTGTCCCACCGCCTGAGCCTCCACAAGCAAAAGTCAACAGTAAAAACATTAAGAATCAACCTGTTCAAAACAAAACTCCTAAAAGCGCTGGTCGCCCACAAGGAGCAATTACTGAAGGTCATTATTCCCGCAAAAGCATCCAAGATATTGTTTATAAAATCGAAGCCTTGGACTCTTCTGTGAAAGCAAGCGCAAAACAAACCCTTGGTTTGAAAAAGTTATCTAAACAGCAAAACGGAGCTTTAGAAGAACTCTGTAAAAAGATTATTTGCGCTTATGAAATAGATAATTGGGAAACAAAAGCTCTAGAATGTGTAAGAGACTTTGATCAAATCGAATCCCTAGAACTTCTTGATGAAGTTTTAGAAATTTCCGATGCTCACGAATTAGACTCTTATTCCGCCGCAATCCTTTACCACAGCAAAAACTCATGAAACCAGAAGATGTACCTACTCCACTAAAAAAGACAGTTGAATATAAAAACGGAGTAGCAGAAGTTTCTCTGTCATCTGTTATTATGGAAGACCATGAAGATTATGTATATCGGCATTTTATGAGCGCTTGCGTTATGGACCCGATGGCTTTGACCGACACTAGGAATTTAGATATGCCAAGTTCCATAGGAAAATGTAAAGCCGCTTATGGAAACATGAGAAATTCTTTACTAGAAAAAGCTGAAGGCGGTGGATTAACTCCAGCGCAACTCAAACTACCAGTTGCTTTGCAAAAAGCTATCTTGCGTAAAATGGATAAAGATAGTGATTCAGAGGATCATGAGAATAAAGAGAGCGA